GGACATCTGCTATACCAAAAGATGATGTTACTCCATCTGACTTTACATTAACATTTGCTTTATTATAGTCATCAACATCATAAGTACCATTTTCAGTTATCTTAATCACTCTATCAGGTAATGGTGTATAAGGACTGTCTGCATCATACTGAACAACCTCTATATCAGCACTATACCCTTTATTTAAGTCAGTTTTATAGTCCCCAAACTGCATTATTCCTGTCCCAATAGCCACTTTATCATTATAAAGTGTATAATCATATTGACCAATAGTAAAGTGGCTTAAAAACCTACTCAAATCAACTGTATAGAAGTTATTATTAGAGGACGCATCTTTAACAGGACAATCAATAATTTCTTTAGTGATTTGGTTAATAAAAGTAATAAGTGTTACCTCCTGAATACTTACTCTTGGAAATAGCACTTTTGTAGAATTT